GACCATGAACTTAAATCAAGTAATCCAAAAGCAGGTGTTAAAGACTTAGTACAAAGATGGCGTGGCAAACCAGAAGCAGACGACGAACGCTATTACAAAAAATTCTTCGCTAATTATAACCAACAGAAAAATGCGAATTAACGAAATCATCAATGAAGGGGTAGGAATTAACATGCATCTGGCTCCTGAATTACTTCAACAGGAACTAGACCAGTTAGTTGAATTAATAAAAAAAGGGGGTTATGTTATGACTCCAGAGGACATGTATGTATTTCAGCAAGCGAAAGAAAATAGTGTATTCCATTTGGATGAGATTGATTTTAAGAACCACAATATAAAACTAGGTGCAGAACTAAAACCTGAACTGTTAAGACTTCGTGAAGTACTAAAGCAATTAGGTGATATTAGCCATTTAGTTGATTACGACTTGAATGTCAAACACAAAGAGTTATTAAAACAGCAAGTGCGCACAGACCCTGAAGTCGAGTCAATATATGGCTCTGTACGTTTATCTTTACTAAAGAACTCGTGTAATGGAACTTGGGTCAGGGCATGTTATTTAGATAACCACAAATGGATTCTTGATAGGTGGAAAGAGAAGACTAATGCAAGTGGACGTGCTTATTACGAAAAAATGAGACAAGACCCTGAGTGGGTTGAGAAGGAAAATGCACAAACCCGTGCTACTTACGAAAAACACAGACAAGACCCTGAGTGGGTTGAGAAAGAAAAGGCAAACCAGCGTGCTTATCGAGAAAAATACAAACAAGACCCTGAGTGGATTGAGAAGAATAATGCACGAAGCCTTGCTTGGCACGAAAAAATGAAACAAGACCCTGAGTGGATTGAGAAGGAAAATGCGCGAAAGCGTGCTTATCAAGAAAAAATGAGACAAGACCCTGAGTGGGTTGAGAAGGAAAATGCAAAAGGACGTGCTACTTACGAAAAACACAGACAAGACCCTGAGTGGATTGAGATGAGAAATGCACAAGGACGTGCTTGGAAAGAAAAAATGAGACAAGACCCTGAGTATGTTAAGAAGAATAATGCACAACAACGTGCTTTGTACAACAAAATGAAACAAGACCCTGAGTATGTCAAGAAGGTTAATGCACGAAGCCGTGCTTATTACAACAAAAACAAATCGGCATGAAACTCAAAATTAATTTTAGTTTACGAAATTTTACTTCTTTTTACTATTAATAAGTGCTCGAATTGCTTTTTCAGTTTTAGACATAACAACTAGCCCGTCTTGTTTAGTTGTTTCTCTTGCTTCTTTTACTGATTCTCTTACCCTACGTTTACAAGTTTCACAGATAATCAACGAACCAAAGAATAACAAGTACAGTAACAATGACCAAAACAAAGGTGCATAGACGCCAACTATTACTAACAATAAAATAACCGAAAATAAATGAAGCGACATGAATAATCCACGCATGATAATTCCTTCTCCTATATATATAGTACTTATCAATATTCGTCCAGGTAATTAATTGAATTTATAATAACTTTATAAATGACATAAATACTCGTAGTATAAAAACAACGTTGTATTATGAGAGTTAAAGAAATAGTCGAAACAACATCATCCGGTGGATTTGCAACAGTAGCAATGCCAATGGGTAGTGTTCAAAAAAGACGAAAAGATCAAAGCATCTACGAAATGGCCAAGTTTAAATATAGTAACCCTCAAAGCAGAGAAGATTACTTACGTATGAAAAAAGTATTATTTGATATTCTTTCTGATCCAGCCTCAATGGAAGATCCAGAAGCAAGAGAGATTGTTCAACAGTACATTATCAAACTAAACGACGAAGCAGAATCACTAGGATATAGGTAGAGGATATGAATTTACAAGACTTATTTGAATTAAAAAAATCGGACGACATGGAAGATGAACAAGAGGTTGGAATTCGTGATCCTGCTACTAAATGGCTAATTAGGAAAGCACGTGCTAAGTACGCTTATGCGGAAACAGACTTAGAAGCATTTGTAAAATTTATGCAGGACGAGGTACAAGCCGAAAAAGATAACATCCAACACAATGCAGATGACATTGAACACGAATCAGAAATTAATAATGATCAGCAAAAAGAGATTGATAGCACTGAAAGATCCGCGCAAAAGTCGAAAGAAGTAAATATTTCCCAAGAAAGGCACCTTACACGATTAGACGCCAAAGAACAAGAACTCGATAATAAAATTGCGCATTTCGACAAGGCAGAAAAAAGAATGGACATGATGATTGCCAAAATGGACGATTTAAGCCTTAATGGCAATGTGATGTAAATAGGAAGGAAGGTAATGGAAGGGTTAAATAGTTATTATGCATTGCAAGACGCAATCGAACAAGCAGAGAAAGACGGAAAAGATTGGGATAGATTATCACAGGATATCAAAGACGAATACATTGCTAAAGAAATGAAAACGCGTGGGTATTCCCGAGGAGAATATATAGGACAAGGTTCGTACAAGTGGGTTAAGAAATAATCTAGATTACCAAGTTCATTAAACAGGTGCTTTACTGCACCTATTTTTTTGACTACCTTGTTATAATACTTAAATATTAAATTAAATAACCAAGGAGATTACCCATGTCATTAACATTTAACACGGATCAAAAGAAAAAACTAGAAATGCTGTTTAAAGAGGGAATTAGTGTATTGTCTGAAGTAGAAGTACTAAACGAAGGATTGGCAGACACAATTAAAGCAATTGCCGAAGAGTTTGAAATTAAACCAGCAGTGCTAAAGAAAGCAGTGCGCGTAGCATACAAAGTAAACTTCCAACAAGCATCGGACGATTACGATTTATTAGAAACTATTTTAGAAACAGTAGGTCGTACTGATTAATGCGCTACCCTCCAGCTTCCACTTTGCCTGCTGAGCGCATTCATGCGGATGATGATATTTTATGGTTAAAAAATCTACAAAAATTTGACGATCGTATTAAAAAAGTTCTAGCATCTATCAATATCACAGTCATATCGCATGATTTTATTATGGCTGATTGGGATCCTAATGTTCGCAATTGTCAGGTTGTTATTATTAATTACGATGACATCACTGATGATATGTGGGTTAGTGAAATAGAAGAAATTGCAATAAAACACAATATTAAATTTACATATATTACAAATATTTTTTATTGCGGCGAGTCTAGTGAATGGTTTAAGGTGCTGTTTTTGAAAGAATTATACGGAGTATTTTATAACCCAAATATTTCAGTAAAGACATTATTGCGTACCAATTTATACACATGTTTGATGCAACGAACATCATATCCTCGATTAAAATTATTTGCAGAATTGTCAAGAAACGAATTACTGACCGACGGAAATGTTAGTTTATTAGGGTATCAGTCATTCACAGATCTTCCACCAAACGATATAATTAATGATATTAATGTTGAGTTTGATAATATATTTGATGATATTGTGCAACATTATCAATTTCCATTTAGAAACTTCATTGAGCCAGAAAATTGTTTTGAAATAGAAGAACGTTCAAAATATATCATAGTGTCAGAGACATATAACGATAGTGAAAATAAAAAGTGGATATCATTTACTGAAAAAACATTCAGAAGTTTGCAAATACCCAACATTTCATTATTATTGAATAAAAAAGGATCAGTTAATGCATTGGCGGAGGTGGGCATTAAAACACACCCAATAAACTCAATTTTGGATTATATGGAATCATATAATTCGCAGTGCAATTTTATAATTGGGTTGTTAAAAAATGATATGTTTGACGAAGATGGAATAATCGAAATAGCAACCCACAATCAACATAAACTCAAGGAATGGAATACTTCATTAAAGACAGATGAGCTTTATCAAAATATAATTAAGGATTTATTATGATATTATCTCCTACTTACAAAAATATTAATTTAGTAAACACCAATTTAATATGTGGGTTTTATAGTCTTGGGCTAATAGAACAATATTATCCGAATATAAAAGTTATTGATGCGTGTCAGTGGAGAGCGCATGGGTCAGGGGATCGACACGGACGCGAAGGATACGACTGGTTAGATAACAAAATTAAATCATACATAAAGGATAAAAAAATAATACTAGTTATTCCAGAAGATGAAGAGGTAATGTACCCGTTGGAAGAGCAATTTGTATCAATATTGAATCAATACATCAACGACAATGTTTATTTTGTAACGCAAATGCCGGATTTTAGTATATATACAGATGGCGGAGAAATAGATCTTGATCCTGGTCCCAATATCAAATGCAAAATTCTAGAATTACCTTGGATGATGACTAATGATTGTATGTGTTACCACGCAATTAAAAAGACTAATGAACCTGTTCATTTTAAAAACGAATATAATTACATAACATTTACTGGTCGTATACAACAACATAAAATATCATTACTACAGCAACTTCATAAATTGAATTTATCCAAGTACGGGTTACTTACGGTAATGGATAAACCGGACCATAATGGATTACCAAATGAATTAAAAATTCCTGTAAAAATTAATGACACCCCACCATATCCGGAGTATGCACTATACAGCTCAGGAAAAAATGAACATCATGAATTATATAGCGACAAGTACTTAGGGTTTTTGGAGGGCGGATTTCACAAGATTAATGATATTTGGGTTTCTGCAAATGTTGTTAATTTTATAAAAATACAAGAATTACATAGTAATGTTCCATTAGTTGTACATGCAGAAACAACAACGGGTGTATTTCCTATGACTGAGAAAAGTGTATGGCCTGTATTACTTGGTAAGTTATTTCTTATTCACGGACACAAGGGCGTCATGCATGAAATTCAACGATTCTATGACATTGATATGTCAGAATTTATAAATTTAGCGTTTGACAAAATAGACGATGGATGGAATGTCGAATCAGACACTCTGAGAATTACAGCAATGCTCAACGACAATAAAGCACTAATTGAAGATGCTTCTAAAATATATAATAATTACAAGCCGTTACTAGAAAAAGCGAGTTACTCGTTTGGAGAAAATATATATAATTTCTATATTAATCAGATACAATCTATATACCAGGAGAATTAATGTCATATGTAGATGCAATTTATAATCCAGATGCAGATAAAATATGTTTATCCGAACGTGTGGATGGAAAACGTGTATTAGTCGAATATAAGCCTAAGTACGAATTTTATTACGAAGATCCTGCAGGAAAATATAAAAATATATATGGTGCGTCTGTAAGTAAAATCAAAGTGAGAAACAGGCGCGAGTTTCAAAAAGAAGTTGCAGTACATAGAGGACAGCAGTTATTTGAAAGTGATATTAATGTAATTAACAAGTGCTTAGAAGAAAACTATAAAGACAAAAACTCACCCAAGTTACATACCGCATTTTTTGATATTGAAACTGATTTCCATCCAGAGAAAGGATTTAGTCCACCCAGTGATCCGTTCAACAAAATAACAGCAATTTCAATTTATTTAGATTGGTCTAAGCAACTTATTTGTTTGGCGATTCCGCCCAAAGCGATGTCAATGGAATCAGCAAACGAAATTGCGAGTAAGTTTGACAACACTATTATGTTTGAAAAAGAAGCAGATATGTTAATTGCATTTCTTGACTTAATCGACGATGCGGATATACTTAGTGGTTGGAACAGCGAAGGTTTTGATATTCCGTACTTGGTGAACCGTGTTACACGTGTATTAAGTAAGAACGATACTAGACGCTTTTGTTTATGGGATCAATTACCAAAAAAGAAAAAGTTTGAAAAATACGGCGCTGAACAAGAAACATTTGTAACTTTTGGACGTATTCACTTAGACTATATGCTATTGTATCAGAAGTACACCTACCAAGAGATGCATTCATATGCATTAGATGCAATTGCAGAACACGAGTTGGGTGATAAAAAAGTAGCATACAAAGGTACCTTGGATCATCTATATAATCAAGATTTTGAGAAATTCATCAATTACTCTAGACAGGATACATTGCTTTTAGCAAAATTAGACGATAAACTTAAATTCCTTGATTTGGCAAACGAAATTGCACATGCAAATACAGTGCTATTGCCGAAAACAATGGGGTCAGTAGCAGTAACAGAGCAAGCAATTATTAATGAATCACATGAACGTGGTTTAGTAGTTCCAGATAAAGTACGCTCCAAAAACGAAGACACAAGAGCCGCAGGTGCATATGTAGCACAACCCAAAGTAGGAATACATAAATGGATAGGATCTGTAGATATTAACAGTCTATATCCATCTGTTATTCGTGCATTAAATATGGCACCAGAAACTATTATTGGACAAATGCGGCCTGTTGAAACAGAAAAATATCTCAAAAGTAAGATGGCAGATTATCGTAAAGATAACGGTAGAATGTACAAAGGCAGATCATTTGCTGGCGCATGGGAAGGGTTATTCGGTACATTGGAGTACACTGCCGTTATTGAACAAAAGACAGGAGTTTCTGTTATTGTTGACTGGGTAAACGGCGATGAAACAGTTCACTCAGCACGCGAACTGTACGAAGTTATATTTAATCCTAATAGCAATTGGACACTTAGCGCAAATGGAACATTATTTTCACTAGAAAAAGAAGGAATTATTCCAGGATTATTAGAGAGATGGTACGATGAACGTAAAGAAATGCAAGCAAAGAAACGAAACGCTTCAACACCCGAAGATATTGCGTTTTGGGATAAACGTCAACTTGTTAAAAAAATTGGACTAAACTCATTATATGGCGCGATTCTAAACCAACATTGTAGGTTCTTTGATAAACGTATTGGACAATCAACAACATTGACAGGCAGAGCAATTGCAAGACATATGGATGCATACGCAAATGAATGTATGACCGGAGAATATGACCACGTAGGGGAATGTATTATATATGGAGACACAGATTCAGCATATTTTAGTGCGTGGCCGGTGATGGAAAAGGCAGTAAATGATGGTGCGGAATGGAATAAGGACATAGCAACTGGATTATACGAAGGAATTGCGGACCAAATAAACATAAGTTTTCCTCCGTATATGGAAACAGCACATAATGTTCCTAGAGATAAAGGGGAAATTATTAAGTGTGGGCGTGAGGTGACTGGACTTAGTGGACTGTTTATCAAAAAGAAACGTTATGCTATTATGGTGTACGACAATGAAGGTACACGTTACGATACCGACGACAAGCCAGGCAAAATTAAAGCAATGGGTTTGGACTTAAAGCGTAGTGATACACCTGCAGTCGTACAAGAGTTCTTAAAAGATATTCTAGACGACCTACTAACAAATAAAGACAAAGAATATATTATTGCTCATATTATTGAGTTTAAGAAAGAGTTTTCGGACAAACCTAGTTGGGAGAAGGGAACACCCAAACGTGTCAATAACTTAACTAAGTACGGCGCTTTACATAAAAAAGAAAAAACAGAAAAGATCGGCGTAACTATTCCTGGACACGTAAGAGCGGCGATCAATTGGAATCATTTACGTAAGATGAACGGCGACAACTACAGTATGGAAATCTCAGATGGAATGAAAACTATTGTATGCAAACTTAGACAAAATGTATTTGGGTACACTAGTGTGGGTATACCAACAGATGAAAATATTATCCCAGAATGGTTTAAAGAGTTGCCGTTTGATGATTCGTTAATGGAATCAACAGTAGTTGATAAAAAAGTCGAAAACTTATTAGGAGTACTACAGTGGGATTTGTTAAATAGAACAAACATCAATAACACATTCCAACAGCTATTTGACTTCAAATGAATGAACCGTTAAGTTACTTTGTAAAGTACATAGAAACAATAAAGGATATTGATCTAGACACTAGCCTAACAGAAATATCCAAAGAATTAAATGTTGTAATTAACATTCTGCAGAAGTCAGCATTTAATAAAGATGCAATTGATAAGTTACATTCAAAACAGCATGAAATAGTTGATGAGTTAAAAAAATTCAATCAATTGGTGTCCAATTACAAAGTAGAAGCGACTGCAAAATTACGCAATGATGAAAAAAGTTATCTAGCAGAAAGTTATAAATTATACGAAGATGCATCGACACAAGATACTCCTGCATATATTCTAGATAGAGCTCTATTTGGTGCGCTAATATACAAGAACAAAGTAAAAGAATATCTTACAAAACGTATTCAGGCAAATAGTAGTTGGAAATATGCAGGAATGTTTATTCGACCGGAACACGGTGAGTTTGTTAACGAGATGACGGCTTCTGACCCATTATATATTGTTGACGACAATATTACGTTGTTGGAACCGACAAAAAAACTATGGAACGAACATTATCAGTCGCGTGTTAGGTATAACGTAATTAATAATTCACGCAGTGAAATATTTAAGAATTTTCCAAAAAAACAGTTTGGATTAATTGTTGCCGTAGATTATTTTAACTACACACCCGTTGAGGTTATTCGAAATTATTTTACAGAATTGTACGAACTTCTAATGGACGGCGGTATTGTTGTTTTTACATACAATAATTGCAATTTGCCGATAGCAGTTAAGAATTTTGAGAAGTTGCAATATTCATATACACCAAAGTCTTTAATAATGCCGTTACTAGAACTAATAGGATTTGAAATTATCGAGGATTACAGCCACATAGAGTCGAATGTAAGTTGGTTAGAAATTAAAAAACCAGGCAAATTATCAACAATACGAGGTGGACAATGTTTAGGCAGAATTAACGTTTAGGTTAAATACACCGTATGAAAAACTAACCGATCTTATTCATATATATATAATACTTTTATACATTAACAAAGGAGCAACACAATGAGGGACGAACTCTTAGATTTAGTAAGTCATACACATGACTTAGGATGCATTGATTTTATTAAAATAACAGGCAGTGGCAGTAAAACAGATATTACAGGTTTAGCATCGGACAAAAGTGTTGTGATTAACGCAAACTTCAACACACCAGTTGCTGATTTTGACGGTACATTTGGAATGCCTAACTTAAGTAACTTAAAGAGTTTATTAAACATTTCTGAATACCAAGACGATGCAAAAATTACAGTTAAACGTCAAGACCGTAAAGAAGAAAAAAATGCACCAGTAGGGTTATACTTCCAAAACAAAAACGACGACTTCAATAACAATTATCGATTTATGGTAAGTGAGGTTGTTAACGATGCATTAGCAAACGTTAACTTTAAGGGTGCGACGTGGAATGTTGAGTTTAACCCAAGCGAGTTAAATTTACAGCGATTAAAAATGCAATCACAGGCTATTCCTGAAGCAGATTTTTTCTCAGTAAATACTGAAGAAAGTAACTTAATATTTTCCATTGGTGATCATAGTACCCATGCCGGAAGTTTTGTTTTTCACGCGAAGGTGTCCGGAAATCTTTCGGGTGCATGGAGGTACCCAATACGTCAAGTTATTAACATTTTAAGTCTTTCTGGCACTAAATCGATGTTCATTAGCGACATGGGTGCTATGAAGATTTCAGTTAATAGCGGAATTGCATCATACGATTACATTTTACCAGCACAGAGCAAGTAAATGAGAGAATATAAAAATCAACTCGATTCGTCCAGCGTAAAGTTCTTTGTTGGCAAAACTGTGGAGTCAACACTAACGTATGGACACAACACACTTTATGTTATTGGCGAGCCAGACATAGAGGAAATTATACGAGTATTAACTCAATATATAGGCGAAGACGAAATTACACATATATATTTTGGTGCTGAGCAAAGTTTCAAAGTTTCCACATACGAAGATATGGAAGAATGGACACCCACAATCCAACATTTTTTAACGTTAGATTATTGGTGTACATTGGATTTGGACTTGTCTTTAGTAAATTTTGTACACGAAACGGATCTCACTTCATGGAATAAATTTGTTCCGATGCTGTCTGTAAAGATACCATACGCAACTAATTTAGGATATAACGCAGTAGTTAAAATTGACGACGTTGCATTTAACCATTCCAATAACGGAGTTTGGTGCCATCAAGTGCATGACTTAATGAATTATACTAATTATACTAATTGGAGTGCCTACGCTGATGATACTGTGGTTAGTGCAGTAGGACATGACAGCTAATATATCAGATTACGGCCAACCGTTCGATGCGGTGGCCGACTTCGAAAAGTCATTATCTAACTACACTAACGCACCGTATGTTGTTACAACTGATTGTTGTACACATGCAATAGAGTTATGTTTTCGATATAAACAACACACTAATGTAATAGCAGACTTAATTACTGTTCCAAAAAGGACATATTTAAGTGTTCCTATGATATTTCATAAGTTAAATATTCCTTATAACCTTATTGAATATGATTGGAAAGAAGAATACAACTTTGGATTTACCAACATATGGGACAGTGCTAGGTGCCTGAAGCCCAAAATGTATAAGCAAAAACAAATGCAATGTTTAAGTTTTGGCAGGACAAAGCCACTAGAAATTGGACATGGCGGAGCTATTCTATTAGACGATAAAATAGCATATGACTGGCTTAAAAAAGCTAGTTATGACGGACGAGATTTAAGTATTGTTCCTTGGCAGACACAACAAACATTCAATATTGGATATCATTATATGATGCGTCCAGAAGAATGTGTTGATGGATTAAATATGTTAAATAACAATGATATTACACATACTACATATTCATACCCAGACATAAGCGAATGTACCATAATGCAGAAGTAGCACACTGGCTACAAAACAAAGAAAAGAAAAAATTCATTCCGATACAAGCAGATATAGATCTTACAAATAAGTGCAATCAAGATTGTTACTATTGTAACTCTGCGGAATTTAGAGCAAGAGAAAATGTACAACAACCATATACATATTATCTAGACTTATTAGATAAAATTAGTACTTGGCGAGCACACACTCCAAACAGTTATGGAACTTTTCACGCAATAACTTTTTCGGGCGGCGGAGAACCAACACTTCTTAAAGGTTACGAACATGTAATTGAACAGTCAATTGACCACGGGTTTCTTACATCACTAACTACAAATGGCACGTTACTTAACCATTTGTTCGATAACGTTTCGTCAACTAAATTAAAAAGCATGAATTGGATTGGGATTGATATTGATGCAGGTGATGAAGAAACGTACGAAAAAATCAGAATTAGCAAAACAAAGAACATGTTTAATTGTGCGGTACGTAATGCAACAGAACTAGTAAAAATAGGAGTAAACGTTGATTTTAAAGTTCTTGCCAACGAACACAATACATCTAGTGAACAGATAGAAAATATGTTTCGTCTTAGCAAAGCAGTTGGTGTTAGGATGGTATATTACCGTCCAGTAATTTTAGGTCAAACTATTTTTGACATTACACCAACAGTCATTAGTACAATGGCAGAATTCTCAAATAAGTATCAAGTCCAATATAAAGTAAATCTTTCAAAATCACAAACTAGAAATTATTCTAAATGTCACCAAATGTTTCAATTTCCAACCTTTAGTGCTAATGGCAAAATATATACCTGTTGTGATCACAAAGGCGACCCAAACTACGAAATAGGATCATGGATTGAAGGCGATTTTAGAGATAGGTGGCTCGATGATAATCACTGGGCAATATATAATAAAATTAATACACATTTATGCCCGCCGTGTCGACCTAACAAAAGCAATATTGAAATACAACAGTGCTTAGACGATCCATTAAAACTAAGTGTACTAAATGTTTAGCCGTTAATGTTCAATAGGTTAAACACACACTGTTTTGATAACAGGTTAATTTATAATTACTAAATAGACTTGTTACACAAAGGTAACAAAACAATTTAATAAATTTATCCGTGTTAGGAAGGAGATCAAATGTCATATAACAAGACAAAAACAGACCCATCTCTAGGGTTAGAAATACATGAATACTTACTAAAGAAAGGCGTGGAAACACCTATTGAAGAAATGGGAATTTCACGCACTGACAAAATAGACAGTATCGAAAAGGATTTTACAAACATAATGAAAACACTGGGGTTGGATTTAACAGACGACAGTTTAATTGACACACCAAAACGTGTTGCTAAAATGTATGTGAATGAAATATTTTGGGGTTTGGATTACGAAGCATTTCCAAAATGTACAGCAGTAAGTAACAAAATGGAATACGACGAAATGGTAGTAGAACGCGGTATCAATGTTCAGTCGAACTGCGAACATCATTTTGTAATTATAGACGGAGTTGCTACAGTGGGATATATTCCTACTCGCAAAGTTTTAGGTTTATCAAAAATGAATCGCATTGTTGAATACTTTAGTAAACGCCCGCAAATACAAGAACGATTAACAGAACAGGTATTTCATGCACTTGAATATATTCTAGGAACAGATAATATTGCTGTAGTAATTGACGCACAGCACTTCTGCGTTAAATCACGTGGAGTTGAAGATGTCGGTTCTAGTACAGTTACGAGTAAACTAGGCGGGATGTTTAGAAAGAACCCAACAGTAAGAGCAGAATTTATGGCATTGGCACGTGATGGATTCAAATAACACTTATTGTGTACTGCCTTGGGTACACATGCACATTAAACCAAATAAAGATGTACATTTGTGTTGTAGAAAATCCATACCAATCGGAAACTTAAACAAAAACACCCCAGAAGAAGTTTTTAATTCCGACGAAATGCATATAGTTAGGGAAAAAATGCTAAATGGAAGTCATGTTGCTGGTTGTGAGAAGTGTTACTATGAAGAATCTGTTAACAATGGGCAAAGTCTTCGAACATTTATGAATAATTGGTTCAACGAGTTATTAAACAATGGCATTGTATTGCCCTGGAAGGAAGGGTTCTTGGATGATGTTGATCCCAAACAAGACTGGATTAGTGTATTTGAAAATACTGCTATTGACCTTCGTTGGGTAGCATTGCATGCGTCAAACGTTTGTAACTTGGCTTGTAGAGGTTGCTACAGTCTATTGAGCACTAAATGGAGAAAAGACGAGAAAAAATTAGGCATTAATCCTTATCCATTACAGAACGCTGATCTAGCAGACTTTGGATTTGACTTTAATAATATAGACTTCATCACTATGTACGGAGGAGAGCCGTTCTACATGAGGCAAAACGACGAACTAACACAGTTATTGTTAACAAGTAACAATACTAACGATAAAATACTACAGTATTTCACAAACGGCATGATACTTCCATCTGAAGAAACGTTTGAATTGTGGCACAAAATTAAAAAACTGTACCTAATTATTAGTATTGACTCATTTAGCGTCGAAAATGACTATTTTAGATACGGCAGTAAATGGGAAACCATAGTGAAGAATTTGGATGTGTATATAGATGCCAAGTTGCCTAATTGGGAATTAAGGATATCAACACTTATAAATATTCACAATGTTAAGAATCTAGAAGTACTACATAATTGGTTAGAAACAAAAGGCATTCACTCAAGTAACATAGACTATAACTTATGCATTTACCCACAAGAGTTAGATATACGAAACCTTCCACTTGAGTACAAGAATTCTGTTATAGAAAAATATAAAACGTTAAACCTACCAAAAGAGCTTAAATTAATGGTTCTTAATCATCTACAGACAGAACCGAACATAGATTTTATTGCTACCAAGGCGTTCACTAAAAAGCTAGACGAGTTAAGGAACCAAACAAATCCCTTGATAGAATTAGAAAATCTAATAAAGTGTCCGTAAAAAGAGGCTACGATCATAATGAATAACACAGCAAAACAACTATTAGAAGAAGCATTTTCGCCCAAAGATATTTGTAGTATTTGTGAGTCAGAGTACGACGACGATGAAGGTGGAATACAAGGTCACTTTGGAATAATGCCAGTTACATTCTGTGTATGGTGCTACTCATCAATAGTAGATATGGTATCCCAACACATCAAAGACACTAATGATGAATAACCAGATAACAATATTTATTACTACACTTATGTTTGTGTTAACACTAATTACAGGTGGCGCATTATTAATACTAGCGATGGCAATTATACTTCCATTAGCAGTAGTAAGTTGTATGTTTAGTTCAGATAAAGAGGAACAATGAAAGCGTACAAGTTATTTAGAGAATTAAAGAGTGGGGAAATAACTTCACTCTTTATTAACAAAAAAGAACGACTCAAATTAAATGAATGGATTAATTCTAGAAGTTTTCCTACTAATGGGTTTAAATTAAGGCCTTACTGGCATTGTACAAGTAAACCAGAAGCACCGCATCTGTCAAATAAAGGGCGTGTGTGGATGGAAATTGAAATGGGTAGTTATACTGAATTTAAACGTCCGAAAAACCAAGGCGGTGTGTGGTTTTTAGCAGATAAAATTAAAATTATTAAAAATGTTTAACCAATACTCGATATATCAATGGAATAAACCAACAGCATTATTGTTAGGCGAGTTTAAAGAATTCACAGTTGCTAATATAAAACAAGTAAAGGATTCAATAAAGAATACAGGACAAGTTTGCTTGCAAATTGCAAACGCAGATAGTAATACTATATTCAATACACGCAAAGAAAATATCAAATCACAGTTAGATTTACATGGCATAAGTTACAACGCAAAATATATAATCATTAACGTACCTAATATAACAACACAAATTAATACACTATGAATAAAACATACTATAAATGGAATCAAGTAGACGACGCAGTACATAATATTATTTTACAAATGTACAATGATAATTGGCGTCCAAAAGTTATTATAGGGTTAACCCGAGGTGGGTTAGCACCCGCAGTTAAGTTAAGCAACTTAACAGGAATACCTATGCATACCCTAGATGTTAGATTGCGCGATACATTTGAAGGATACGAATTAGAAAGTAACAGCACATTCGCAAAACAAGCATTACAAGGACACAATATATTAATTGTCGATGATATCAATGATTCCGGAGAAACGTTGGAATGGATATATAATGACTGGAAGGGTACTTGGCCTAGTAGGCAGTCCAAAACAATGTGGCATGATAATGTACGTGTAGCATGCCTTATTAATAACGATGCTAGTAACTTCAATATAGATTATTCGTCTATACAAATTAACAAAGTAGAAGATCCTTGTTGGGTTGTATTTCCTTGGGAAGAATAGAATAAAATATTAATAAAAACCGTTTTCACCTAAATGGTTGACGATTCAAATAGACTAGGTTATAATACACACATACTTAACAAAAGGATGTTTGGATATGATGACTATATGGAAGTTACTTGTAACAATTTTAATTGCTGTAACACTAACTGCTTGTGGTGGAGGTGGAGGTGGAGGCGGTTCATCTGCTACTGTTATTTCAGAAGATATTATTACTTGGGAAAACGGTATATATGATGAATGGGCATTTACATCAACTACGGTCTCAAGCACAGATACAAATTGCACTGTTGACATCTATAGTAGAGATATATGGTGGGAACAATACATTAACGGAAACGCTACAGGTATTAAAGGTGCATTAATTAGAACAGAAACAGAAGAACGTAACGAACAATGCACTGTGCCAGAGCCAGATCCCGTAGTTGAAATTGGTTCCACATCAAGTACAGCAACTACATCATCGATTGATTATGTACACGAAATTACAACCACAAGCACAACAGAAGATAGAGTAAGCACAGACGCAAACGGTAGTACAGTAACTAAAACTTTCGTTATCTACACTGATAAAACAACGACAACAGCAACGACAACGATCGTTGCAACAACGACAACGATTACAACATACAGCGACGGTAGTACAACTACAAAGGTCGATGATCCGGTTACTACGTTCATAGTTGCTTCGCCCACAGTAAAAACTGCTACTAGAGAGGAATTAATCAATACTGTCGTAACTGCTAATGTAGCAAGTACAAGTACAAGTGATAGTGTAAGCACCAGCACATTGAACGGTACTGTTACTGTAACAACCACTTCAACAACAGAGGATAGAGTAAGCACTGATGCAAATGGTAGCACAGTAGTTAAGACATACACTATCTACACAGATTCAATTACAACACCAAATGCAACAGTAACCACAGTAACAACAACACGAATTACTCTTTGGACGGACGACTCAACTACTATTGACGTTATTGACACAACACAATCTGTTTCCCCTTATTGGGATGTAGTATCTACTACCACACGAGAAGAGTTAACTAATACTGTTGTAACTGCTAATGTATCAAGTACATCAACTGTTTACTTAAATGAACGCACATCAACATCAAGCGGAGAGTTAGTATCGGAACTATACGGCACTAACTCAGACACAATTACAGTAGGCACCGATATAGATGGAAATCCAATTCAACAAGCCGTCACGTTGTATTACTACAGTTGGCATAAAATTGTTTCTACAACAGTTCTAAAGGATCAATATACTAGAACAACATACACTGACGGATCGGTAGTTGATAGTTTAGTAACTACTGATATTGTTACTCCTACAACAACAGCCAAGGAATATTTACTAGACCCGTGGGGTGGCAAACAGACTACCACACAACGAGTTCCAATTGGTGAAACATTTATTGGTAATCCAGTAGCACCAGACGGTTCTAGTGGTTCATCAGGTGTTTACACATATGCACAACGTGATGCGAACCACAATACAACTAATTACGATGCTACAACGTATTACAACGACACAGCATTAGGTACACCAACGGTAGGCGTTAATAATGATCCTGCTACATACGAAACAACAGAATCGGAAAACGGCGCTGTACTAGTAACATACGCTAACCACGCTTACTCTAGGGGTTGGACTGGTAAAGGTTCCACTGCACTTATTATGGATACAGGCATCGACCAAGACCATCCTGAGTTCACTGGAAAAGTTAAATACCTTTGGGATGCAGGTTATGCCACCCCTTTCGAGGATGAAAACGGACATGGTTCGCATGTAGCAGGTATTGTATCTGCTAATAAAGATGGAATAGGTATTCATGGTGTTGCGTTTGATACAGACTTAGCAATTGCTAAAATCGGTGAGGCAAATGGTATTAGTTTTTCTGGTGCTAAACAAGCACTTGAATGGGCAAAACAGTACGATGACATTGTAGTTGCTAATCTTAGTGCAAACGTAAATTACAGTTCTTCGTACAAAGATAGTATGACTGACCAAGGCAATGGTGTATTTACTAACAATCATGAAATATATGGTGGTACTAATTACTACAATTTGGAAGATGTAAGTTCTTGGAAAAATGTATTACCAAGTGAACTCGTGCTTGTTGTATCCGCCGGCAATACAGACGCAGGATATGTACAAAATCCTGCGACACTAGCAACTGCAGTTGACGCCAATGGAGTATTAGAATTAGATGGCAGGATGCTTGTTGCTGGTAATTGGAACACAAGTACACAAACAATTGATGGTGCTAAGTCAGGACACGTATGTAAAGATTACACAACGCAATGTAACGACACTTATAAAACTAGTGACTTTTACTTATTAGCACCAGGCTCTAATATTAATAGTGTTGCTAATGGTGGTGGTTACACAAGAATGTCTGGAACAAGTATGGCGGCACCGGTTGTTACTGCAGGAGTATCAATTGTACATCAAATGTGGCCTTACATGAAAGGTAGCGATATTGCACAGGTACTATTACAAACTGCTGATAAAGACTTATCAAATTATAGTGTCAATACACATGGACAAGGTTTACTTGATTTGGATCAAGCAACACAACCAATAGGCACACTAGGAATTAGTACTACTGGCCGAACAGGAGATACTGCTACTATTAGTGGAACTATTTCAGTTAACGGACTAGATAGTGCTACTGTTAGTGCTGTTAGTGCGGTGGATGATTTTGATAGAGACTTTACTGTTGATTTAAGTAGCATGGTTAAAGATAATGTTGTATCTATGCAAGAACTTAGACATAATCCAGGGCAATCATGGGGTGTTAAATTTGCTAATGTTGGCACGAGGGAATATAATAACCTTACTGTTGGTACAGACAACAACGGTGCATATGTACTTGGATATAAGCACAACGTTAATAGTAATTTAGATCTTGGAATTACATATACTAATACTAACGATAGCCCTTGGATTAATATATCAGGCACATGGGGAGAAGTAAATGGATCTAAAACTATTGATACAAGCATTACATGGAATAAGCAAGAACTTTGGGCACAACTAGGGTTAATGAACACATCTACTGATATTGAGCAAGGCTTAGTAAACAACGTGGATGATGTACTAGCAACTTACCTTGTCGGCGGTATTAATAAAGAGAACTTTACATTCTATGCTGGTATCAAACCAAAAGTAATAAAAGGAAATGTTAATTTAACAATTCCATCGTTTGTTGACGACAATGGAGATATGTACTATAATGATGAGAATAGTAAAATTAACAACGAGGTAATAGCGTTTATTGGTACCAATGCTGTATTTGATTTCGATGAGGAAAAACTAGATGTGGATGTAATATTGGACGAAAAAGGAAACAATTCAATCGATCTTGAATGGCAAGTTACTTTTTAGTAAAACGTAATTAATAAAAAGGAATAATTAAATGGATATATTTGTAATATTTTTATTCACAATGTTGTCAATTTGGACAATTGGCGTAACAATATGGGCAATATCTGTCTGGAGAGAATAACGACCAAATACAGCAAAATGACAACAGTTTTATTAGGTTACTAAATTTTATTGCTATATAATGTAATAAACATTTTAGGAGTAACCAATGAAGATAAGATACAGCGAGACATTTCACAGTATACAAGGTGAAGGTAAATGGGTAGGCACACCTAGCGTATTCCTAAGAACATTCGGATGTAATCTAACTTGTGCAGGCTTTGGACAGCCAAGAGATAATCATATTCCAGAAGAAGAAATGCCACACATGAAAATGGACATTTCGAATGTCACATGTGTCGAAGAGCTTCCTGTAGTAGATATAGGGTGTGACTCAAGTGCTTCGTGGAGTGCTAAGTACAAGCATTTAAGTCCATTTGCTACAACAGGCGATCTTGCATATAAAATATCGGAATATGCTCCTTGGGGACAATATAACCACTTAGTTATTACTGGTGGAGAACCTTTATTGGGATGGCAAAAAGCATACATTGAATTATTAGACCATGCAGAAATAAAAGATTTAACACATCTTACATTTGAAACAAATGGATCTAAAAAAGTTATCCCCAAACTCAGTGATTTTTTAAACATACAGGGCATTAATGTTACGTGGATGGTTAGCCCTAAACTATCACTAACAGGCGAAGATCAATCTATTACGATAGACCCAGATACATTGCTATCAATGAATAAAGTTCGCAACTCTAACATTAACTTAAAGTTTGTTATCAGAGACGAGGCAGATATTTCAGAGGTGCATGATGCAATTAATAAATATACCGATGCTGGCGTTGTAATAGAAGATGTATTCTTAATGCCAGAAGGTGCAACATTAGAAGGTCAAGAACTTACAGAACGTAATGTTGCAGATCTATGCATGAAGTATGGATATAAATTTAGCCCAAGACTTCATATTTCACTTTACGGAAATTCGTGGGGGACATAAATTGATGCAAAAAGATTATATATTTACAAGCGAATCAGTTGGTGCTGGACATCCAGATAAAGTAGCGGACCAAATTAGCGATGCTATATTAGACTTTGCACTGAAAAACGGTGACGAATCCACACGTGTTGCTTGCGAAACATTAGTTACTACAAACCGTGTAATAGTTGCAGGCGAAATTAAAAATGCAGATGCAATATCCAATTCACTAGTTGTTGACGACATTATTAGAAACAAGATTAAAGAAATTGGATACGAACAAGACGGATTTAATTGGAGAAATGTCAAAATTACTAATTTGTTACATCATCAGTCAGCTGACATAGCATTAGGTACAGATGATTTTGGTGCAGGTGACCAAGGCATTATGTTTGGATATGCTTGTAACGACACACCAAGTTATATGCCTGCTCCAATACACTACGCACACGAGATACTTAAAAAGTTAGATATCAAACGCAAAGATTGTCCTGGTATTCTAGGACCTGATTGTAAAAGTCAAGTATCAGTGCAGTACAAAGACGGTAACCCAACACATGTAACTACTGTTGTTGTATCGACACAACACACAAAGGATAGAATGAACGATGCAAGACTTCTTGCAATGTTGTCAGCAGAAGAAGAATTAGGGGATTTAGTTAATAACGATACTAAATTTTTTATTAACCCAACTGGTAAGTTTGAAATTGGTGGTCCTGATGGCGATACCGGGTTAACTGGTCGTAAGATTATTGTTGATACTTATGGTGGATATGCACCACACGGCGGTGGTGCATTTAGTGGAAAGGATCCTACCAAGGTAGATCGTTCCGCGGCTTATATGGCACGTTGGCTAGCAAAAAATGCAGTAGCAAATGGTATGGGAAATTGGTGCAATGTACAGTTATCATATGCAATTGGCATAAAAGAGCCTATGTCTATATATGTAGATAGTGATGGTGATAATAGTGCTATTTTAAAATGGATTAATACAAACGATTTAACGCCGTACGGTATTATTAAAAAGTTTGATCTATTTAATTTCTATAATTATAGTAAAGAATGTGTTTACGGACACTTAGGCAACAAAAATGTACCATGGGAAAACATAGATGAAATTTAGCAATCCATTTAAAAGCAATAAGAACAAGCAGAAAGTACAGCAAAAGAAAAAGCTACTATCAGCAAAAGAACAAGCAACTAATAAAGGTGAACCCTGGGTTTCTGTATTAGATATGGATGTCGATATGTCTAATATTAGTAGTGGATCATTTGAATTAGATTGGAATGATATATTCATTACACGTTTGATGAAGACCGGATACCAAGGAAAAACAGACGCTGATATGGTTGACCAATGGTTTCAAAATATATGTAGAAACATAGTAATGGAAACATACGAACAAGAACAAAGCGATCCACATGTGCGTAAGGTGGATCTTGGTAATGGCAGATCGGAGATTAGCTAATATGGATTTATCCTTTATTACATCGGATTTACTAAACAACATTAGTTGGTTCGACGGAATTTCATATATTATATTAGGACTTCTTGTCTATAGTGCAGTAAAGTGGATTAACATAAAACTAAAAATAAAATGATTCTTTACGTTAACGGCGACAGTCATACCGCCGCGGCCGAAGCGGTAAATCCACATGCATTTGCAGAAGATGATTCTGCATTTCATCACTTAGGCAGATTGCCTCACCCAGATAATTTAGCAGTATCTTGGGGTAAAAAACTTAGTGTACTTTTAAAAATGGCATTTTATTGCGACGCAGAGAGTGCATCTAGTAACGATAGAATTATCAGAACTACGAAAAGCTATATTAATAATTACACTCAAGACGTTACAGACTTATTTGTTATCGTTGGATGGAGTACATGGGAACGCGAAGAATGGCTAATCGACAATGTTTATTATCAAATTAATGCTAGTGGAACAGATATTGTTCCAGAGTCGCATGTCGAGAAATATAAAGAATACGTTACTGATATTAATTGGCGGCACAAAACAAATCAAGCGCATAAAGATATAGTTGAGTTAAATAAGTGGTTAACCGAAAAAAACATCAAACATGTATTCTTTAACGGCAATAATACACTTAGCCAAATTAGAAATAAATTTGATTTTGGGACTTCGTATATTGGACCATATAGTAACAAAGATAGTTACAATGATTATCTCGTTAGACAAGGAATACACACTGTTTCGCCTCAATCTTACCATTTCGGTGAAGACGGACATACAACCTGGGCAAGGTATCTGTTAAAATACATAGTTAAAAGTAAATTAATATAATCTATGAAATATATTTTAGTAGACTCCATGAACTTGTTTTTTAGAGCAAGACATTCAACACACCGCGCAAGTGACACCTGGACTAAATTAGGATTTTGCTTGCACTTGATGTTTAGTTCAATAAACAAAGTAATAAAAAAACAGGGCGGAGATCATATTGTTTTTTGCTTAGACGGGCGTAGTTGGCGTAAAGACTTTTACGAACCTTATAAAAAGAACCGTAAAGAAAAACGCGACAAAATGACAGAAAAGGAAATAGAAGAAGATTCTCAGTTTTTTGAGATTTTTGAGAATTTTAATAAATACATACAAGAAAGGACAAATTGTACCGTTCTTAAAAACAACAATGCAGAAGCAGACGACTTAATCGCAAGATGGATTGCTTTACATCCAACGGATGAACATGTTATTGTTAGTAGTGATTCTGATTTTTATCAATTAATCACTAATCAAGTTGTGCAATACAACGGCATCACAGATCAATTGATCACTCTCAACGGCTTCTTCGACCACAAAGATAACTCAGTTATTGACAAAAAAACAAAAGAACCAAAAGAGCCCCCTAACCCTAAATGGCTTTTGTTTGAAAAATGTATGCGTGGAGATTCAGCAGATAATATTTTTAGTGCTTACCCCGGAGTCCGAAAGAAAAGCACTAAAAAACGTATTGGTTTGCTAGAAGCATTTGGCGATATGACTAAGAAAGGCTATGCGTGGAATAATCTAATGCTACAGCACTGGACTGACCATAATGCAATTGAACACCGTGTACTTGATGACTATGAAAGAAATAAACAATTAATAGATTTAACGGAACAACCAGAAAGTATAAAACAATCAGTAAAAGAAACTATCAAAACAACAGTAACTCCTAATGACGTAGGCGGCGTAGGTATACACTTCCTGCGTTTCTGCGGCAAATACGACTTGGTAAGTATTTCAAACCAACCTGACCATTATGCTAAATGGCTAAACAAAACATACAAAGGAGAATTATTAGATGATTAATGCAACGCCTGTATCGAATAAATTTTGGATTTTAAAAGACGGAAAAAACAAAATAGGAGAAGTAAGTAACACACAGAATGGCTACACACTTAGTATTAAGGGAAATCGAACTATCTTTCAGACAATGGATGCTTTGAAAATTAAAACAGGAATAGTATTTGCGGACTCGTTTACCCCAACTAAAAAATTAAAAAAACATACAGTGCATGGATACCCAGTTTCTGGCGATAATCATAATGCAGTATGGGATTTAAAAGCAAAACTACCGCTATACACAAAAACGCAAGCTAGTAAATCATGGTTTGCCGCAGGATACTATGTAGTTCATATTAAAGGAAAGCCGCAGTCAATATTATCACCTAAATTAATTATATTACAACGAAATAATTACCACGGACCGTACAAAACAGATCCATCATATGATTCATATTAACAACTTTGTAGATAGAATAAAGTTCTTTGAAGCACGCGGTAGTAAGGATTTTATTTTCCCAATATCAGAGGCAAAGAACTTACATGCGGATATAACAAAGTTATTGTTGGTGGTACATGAACAATCCAACAACAAATTCAGCAAGCAAGATTCACCCAATAACAGCGAATTGAATGGCGGGGACTGGTAATTTAAAAATAAATACATAGAATAAATGTTCTGTTTTTTACAAATGCCACGACCACCTGCTACTGTCTTATTAGAATCACATGATAAAAATACATACAAAACCGATCAAATAATAAAAAGTGACGGTATTTGGGCAGTATATTATGATAATTCACCTATCAATTTAAAAACAACAAGTATCACTGCATTTGTTGCGCCAAAATACAAAAATGTTTCGTTCTCGAATAAAGGACATGCAATTCGCCTAGCGAAAAAATTAAATAAACAATTCCGCACAACCGACTTCACTGTTGTGTTTTTAAATAATGCAAAAGTTATCTATTCAGAATAAAAAACTCATTATTACTGTGGAAATGATTAACACATTTCCCGAGCAGTCCAGATATGACACAAGGACAGCATTTATTAAATGGTGGATTAATTCTAGGAAAAGTGGCGGGTTACGATTAACAAGTACTGGTTACAAATTACTAAAGAAAATGCGATATAATACGTACGACTTTAGTGGAGAAAAAATAACGACGTCGACTAACTTATTATTAATGGATCAAAACTTAGAATGTCCGTATTACATTGATGGTATAGGAAGTATTAAATCAAACATAGTTATTTTTGGATCTAAAGAAGCAACCATAATTAAACTATACGGCAACTTCAACACATTTCTTTCTACATTTCATTAGGAATTGTATATAATTACAAACTTTAGATTCCTGGTAAGTTGCTACACGATGTACAAAACATACACTATTGAAGGTAAAAAATTCAACGCAGTTGATTTAGGCAAAGAATTAAAAGTCACACAACAAACCGCACGCGGTAGATTAAAAGTTGCCAAGACAATAAATGAACTTTATATGCCTATTAATGGTAGAAGATATAAAACCCATATAATAGAAGGCAAAGAATTCACATCCCCTGAAATTTCCAAAATATTAAATTGTAGCGAGAGTACTGCTAGAGCAAGATTGAACCGTTGCGGAACAATAAAAGACCTATTAACGCCGTTACATGACATCGGAACAAATAATGCCATACGAAGAAATAGTATATTAAATGAAAACAGCGATGAACACCGTATAAGAAAATTAGTAATGGGAGCATGGTAATGAGCAACATGAAAACCATTACATTAGATGGCCAAACATTCACAACAGATGACATAATTGACAAAGTAGGATGTGCTAGAAGTACAGCGACTAAACGCATTAAGAACTGCAAAACTATGGATGAACTGTTTTTTCCGGTGGCAGGAATTAGAAAAATACGAAAGTTTATAATTGAAGGTAAAGAGTTTGATGTAAATGATGTAGTGGAAAAGGTTAACTGTTCAAAGTCGGCCGCCTATGGAAGGTTGCAACGTGCTATAACAATTAAACAATTATTTTATGAATCATCATCTAAAAACTCACATAATCAAAAGATGACAGATATAAACGATCCTATCATTAAACTCTTATACGGTAAATGGTAAAATCTATACAAAAACCACTTGACTTTTATATATAATGCTAATTACAAACAAACACTACCGAGGAGATATATAAAAATGAAGAAAATGTTAACCACTATTATTTTACTAATGCCATTAATTACTAATGCAAAAATTAACGCAAATTACGAATTTCCAGTAACAGATTATATTAATACATTGAACAACGATTTACGTTTTTTAGAAGCATGTTGTGAAACAGACGCATCGTGTTGTATTGATTTTAGTGAGAGTGTTTCTATAGATGATTTTAAAAACAGAGTTCGAACTGTGGATTTATTTCATAACGGAGAGTTTAGAAGTCGCATGAATACAATTCGAATTAAAAAACGTCTTAACCAAACAGAACGAAGATATAATAATAGATTTAACGAGATTGGAAAATATTATTCTAGATAATAGATAGATAGATAGATTTAAACATATAAAAAAAGGTTCCAAATAAGGAACCTTTTTTATTAACTTAATGAATATATATATTAGAATGCTACTGTAAGTTTTGCATCAAACACACCATCTACATTTTCAGTTTTAGAATACCCGTACTCAATAATACCACGCTTTAATTTAGCAACATATGTATCTACATCGTTCTTTTCGATGTACTTACCAGTAACAGTACCCAACACAGTCTCAGTTGAAGCAACCACACCAGTAACTATTTTACCGTTAGAAGCATCTGAGATGTCACCTAATATACCGTCGTCTTGTGTAATACCAGCAGTATCATTCACATCAATGAATACGCCGGTTACTGCCAAACCACCAATATTAGTTGATAACGAAGCACCAGTGTTGGTTCCTGTAGTAGTCTTTTGACGTTCTACGTCGATGTCTAATCCAGCAATCGCAGTCGATGCAGTAATATAACGCGTAGAATTAGAAACATTTTGTACTGTTACTGCAACCCCCGCGATTGTACTATTTACATCTACAGTAGCATTTCCGTTGCCTGAAGTTTGTCCAACAGTTAACCCAACTCCAGCAACATCAGTGCCTAGTTCAAATTGGTTAGTTACTGCAGATTTCTTTTGCATTAACCCATTGCCATTTCGACTCTTGTAGTTACCACCTTTAAAATTAAGTCCTTCGACTTGTGTTTCAATGAATACTTGTGTAGATAATACAGTTGAACCACCTGTTAAATTCTCAAACGTAGCAGTTACAGATGTACCGTCCGCTACTGAACCTGTAAGTGTAAGGTCTAAATCTTGTGTGTATGTTGCGCCAGAACCATCTGTAATTGTCCCTTCGTATGTACCTGTAATACCCATACCCGCAATGGCAGTTGTGCTTATTGATGTGGCAACTAAAGTTGCTGTTAATAAATTATTCATTTCGTCTCCTATATGATTAGATTATGCTGTTGCTATATTGCAACAGTTTTTATTTATCCTACAACTATTTGTAGTATTTTTATTTATGCGAATATTAGTATATTATTATATTATTGTATGCTATTTATCATCCGCTGTGCTAAATACATTTATACATAAAGAAAATAAGAGGGGAATTATGAGGACGATAGTTACAATATTTTTTGTCGCTTTACTTTTTGGTAATGTAATAAGCGCAGATGAACGAATAGACACTGCAGTCGAATTAGGAATTATTTCAAACGACGAAGCGAGAGTTGTAGAAAACGGTATTATAGACGGAACTATGGACGTAATTGACGTTCAGTCAGACGAGGGTATATTAACATTTGCTGTTATTTACTACGACGACGATGAAGAAGAAGTAGAAGATGTTGATATAAAGCCTGCTTGCCCGCAAAAACAGTAA